GGAGCGCGCCTTGCACCCGGAAATTGAAAGCGATGAAGAAGCAATCGAACGGCTTTTGCGCGTGGAACGTTTGCAGCAAATTTTAACCACTTTACCGGCAGATGATACAACGCCGACAGGGGATCAACAATGAGCGAGGAAACGACAGCACAAGCACCCGTGCAGAACGGTGCACCCAAAACACACAGCAACGGTGCAGATTCAGCACAGGTGCCCAGTTTTCGATTGCGAGAAGAAAGCGACCGACGCAGAGCGGCAGAGACACGTGCGCAGCAATTGGAACAACAATTGACGCAACTGCAGGGTGAATACGAGAAAGCAAAAAGCGGGTTGGGACAAATACAAAGCCAACACGCGCAAGATATGCATTTGATTGGTTTGGGCTTTCAGGCGCAAAGCGTTCGCAGGTTTTTTCGTCGTGAATACGCAGACAGCGTTGCAGAGCTGCAAGCAGACCAACGGCCGTCTTTTGAGGAATGGCTAACAGTCAGCAAGGACGATCCGTTGTATTCTGTGCACTTTGAACGCATCACACCGCAACAAGCTGCAGAGCCAACGCCAGAGCCGCAACCAGAAACACAAGGCGCCGACGCTTTGCTTTCTGCTGTGCGTCAGGCATTGAACGCAAACCCGAACAGCGGTGCAGCAACACCGGCAGCGCATACAGGTCGCCAGTTTTCAAATGATGAAATCCAAAGCATCCGAGGCAAAAACTCAGGTGCACTGGGCGCCCACAAAGATCAAATACTCGCAACGCTACGTGCAGAAGGGTTAATCAAGTAGGGTTGCGGTTTTTGTTCGCATCTTTCACAATCAACAAAGAGCACCCGGAACGCCAAACCGTCATTTGGTGAACGCTCACAAATTCTAAACCATAACTTTTTGAGGTTCCAAAATGTCAGCAATTACCTTTACCGGGCTATCCTCTGCAGGCGGCCGCGTATCGTCCGTTCTTTCCGCACTTCTTTTTGAGAAGATCCACGACCCAACCGATCTGCGCGCAGTAATGACAGAAGTTCCATGGTCGCAGATTGGCTCTGATACAATGAGCATTGCACTTGACGGCGCTCCAGGCGCGTTTGATGCTGCATCATCAGAAACAAGCAGCGGATCGGCGATCAAGGCTTATGGTTCTGGCAAATTCGATCTGCAAATTGCACGCTATCTGCGGAAATACCAGATGTCTGATTTGTTTGGTGTGACCGGTGGACCAATCGACGCTGCAGCAGTCGTGCAAACGCTTGTTGATGGTGTTGGCCTTACAATGACAGACTTGCTTTGCAACCTGTTTGGGTCTTTGTCTACTTCTCGCGATGCGGGATCTGACATGGACGTTGATGCGTTCTATGGTGCAATGTTTGATTTGAACCTGGCAAACGCTGCAAGCACTGCAGATGCTCCTTATTCGCTTGTGATTGCACCTAAGCAAATGAACCAGCTCCGGAACTCTCTGCGCGCAGAAGGTGGCGACAGCGTTAAGCCAGGGTCTTATTTGAATTTCCGTCAGGAAACTGGAGAAATTACCAAAGCAAGTGCACCCGGCTATCAGGGCAATTTTCAAGGTGTCGACATCTGGCAAAGCGACAGCATTGCAACTGTTGACGCAGGCGCCCACTTTGCTGCAGCGATGTTTGCGAAAGATGCCTTTGCGTACACAATGGCGCCTGTGCGTGCTTTGAGCGGTGCACATGTACCAGAAAGTAACATCTTGATTGATGCTGGTGAGCTTCTTGTAGAGCTGTCTCGCGACAGTGATGCAGGACTTACAACCGCCGTTGCATCGATGTTTTGCGCTGTATCGGAAGCGCAAGATGCACTTGGCGTGCTTATCAAGTCCGACGTGTAAACCACCACGGGCGGTCGTTGCCTTTTCCTGTTGTGCAGCGGCCGCCCATTTTTTCAAGGGGAAACAATGAGCCAAACCATTACATTGACGCAACCAAAGCGGGACGTGCAGACCGTCGAAACGCGCAGCGGATTGCCAACACACAGACAAAAGCCAACGCCGCGTTTTGTGTATGTCGTCTATCCAAAAAGCTGGGAGTTTGACGATACAAACGGGTTTTTGCCGGTGCTGTGTCGACTGGTTGCAAAGCCCGGTTGTAATGGCGTCAATATGCGCGGCAGTCTGGCAAAGCCTATTGCAAGCGCACAGATGAAAGGCGGCACATTTATCGACCCGAAAGACACCCGGTTGGGCCCATACACCGACTATGTGCAGTATTACGACTGCGACAACGGCGGCCGGTGGTATGTGGATTTTTGTGCAAAAGCTACGGTGCTAACCAGTGGCGAAATCATTTGGAACACAAAAGAAAGCGCAGTAGAGTTTGACGGGTTCCGCAAACACCTGCGCGAGGCCGGCATCGTTCCGCCGATGCTGCCGGAGATCTACAACTGGCTTGTGCGCAGAGAAGAAGAAAAGGCCAAAAGCTACCTGTCAAAAGCCGGCAACAATCCGCACATGCTGGCGAAATACGACGCGCAAATTGAACGAATCGACGCAATGCAGAAAGCTTTTGATACAATGCAAGGCAAGAAGCCAAAAGCAAAAGCAGGCACACCAAAACGCAGAACCGCCGAAAATGTAGTGGAGGGTTAAAAGATGACCGTGAAAGAACACATTGCAGACGCTGGACAACTGCTAACGCTTGCAGCATTTGCCGTGCGCAAAGCAAAAACAGACCCAGCAAACCGCAATGATTGGTTGAAAGACGCAGCCGCGCACACTGCAGCCGCATCGAAAGCAATCAAAGCCGCGCAACCTGCACCGGTTAAGAAAGCAGAGCCAAAGAAAGCTGCACCAAAGAAGGCGAAAAAATGAGCGGTGAAAAGAAAGACAGACGCAAGGCGATCGACAAAATGGTGCGGCAAATGGTGCAAGGTGGAACAAATCACACATACGCCAAGAAAAAAGCCGTAAAAGCTGCACAAGATTACGACAGAAAAAAGCGCAAGCCATAAGGTGAACACATGACCGCAACGACCTGGACGGCCCGTTTTGACGGGCCCACAATGATCGAAAGAAACAAAGATCAAGACGTAGCGGTCACCATTGAACGCGCAGGCTCCGCAGCATCTGTGACATCGGCAACCTTCAGCGTGTATAATCAAGACGGAGCTGCAATCAAAACAGATGTGGTATGCACTGTCAGCGGTGGAACGGCAACGGGTGCTATTGCAGCAGCAGACACGGCAGACGCTGTGCTGAGTCGCAATTGGCTTTTGCAGTTCGACGTGACAATTGGCGGCAAGGTGTACCGCTTCTATAACGATGCAGTTTTGTGCAAGGCGCGTTTGTATAGTCCTATTGGTCAAACAGACCTGATTGCAAGACACTCTGACGTTGTAAGCCTGGTTGCAACCTCAAAAGCCAATTTGCAGGATTACATTGATACTGCATGGTCTGACATCACCGGGCAAATGTATTCTGATGCTGTGCCGTTCTGGCGTTTTCGCACCCCGTCTGCATTGCGCGGGCCGATGTTTGCGCGTTGTTTTGAACTTATCTTTCGCGACTATTCTACTCTTTTTGATGCTGGCGATCGTTATTCTGTTTTATCGGACAAATATGCAGAACAATACGATCGAGAAATGGAACGTTTGCGCTCAAAAATGGACAAAGACGAGGACAACATTTTAGACGGTGACAGCGTACCAGCAACGGCAACTATACACCTCAGCAGCGGGCCGCGCAGACGATGGCTCTAACCTATGACGATGCATTAACCGCCTTAATTGGCCGTCTGACTGCTGCCGGTTTGAACCAGGCACGATCACCCGTTGGCGTGCGAAATGAGAGCGCCCCGCGTCTTGATCGGTCATTTGCAGTATTGCTTGCAGGCATCGACCCGCCAGAAATGCGAGGCCGTGACAGATACCGCGCATCATACCGGTTTACGGTGGAGCTGTGCCACGTGTTGAAACCGACAGACGGCCTGGAAGCTACGGATCAAGCCTGCAAGGACTGGCAAAGCGCAATCAAGTATATTTCTGCAAAAGGTTCTGCGTTGACCACATCGGGTGCCGTGGAAATTGGCGCAACGGCGCACACGTATGCGGGTGGCGGTGCGTTTGTGGTCGCTTCTTTTGTTGTTACGGTTGCCTGTGATCTGCCGTTGGCTCTCTGATGTCTGTAGAAGTCACGATCCGTCTGCGCTCTATTGAACAGCACATCAGGCGCAGACATGGCAAAGACAGGTTGCCGACACCCAGGGAGGGGTTTGTAATCAGGCAATATGCCGGACGCGTGATCGACTATATCAAACGCAGATGGCCGGTTGACACAGGCACAAGCCGTGACCGGTGGACCTATGAAATATTTGCTGATGTCGGGGAGTTATCAATAACTATTGAAAACCCTATGTATTACGCAGAATATGTGCACTATGCAGGTGGAACGCCAGACGATCAATTGTGGTTGACGTTGACGCAGGAGGCGTTCCAAGTCTACAAGGACGCATTAAACCAAGACGTTGCGCGAGAAATAGACAAAACAGAACGCGCCTTGCAAGAAAGAAGCAGACGACAGCCGCAACAGCCGCTTGACGTTGGATTAATGGACCTTATCCGCAATCCAGATCTGGCAGATATTTTTGGTGAGGTTTTTGGTGGGTGATTCAATAGACGTAGAAATCACAATGGGTTTCGACGCTCGCGACCTTGACAGGCAACTGACCGCGACAGAATCCGAAGTGATGCAAGACCATCGCAACAAAATGCTGGAAGGCCTCGATCTGATGTGGCGCGGGTGGCAATACAAAGGCATACCGCCTGACAGACGCGGGCGCAGTCGTCGTGCTTGGAAAGGTTACGAACAGACCACAGAAGGCATCCGAGAGATTATTATCGAAAACAATGCGCGCACGTATCCAAACAGGGACGGCACCGGAGGCGGCAAACCGTATGCCGGCTACATCACAAGAAGCGGTGCAAGTGTTCCTGAGTGGAAAAATGCACGGCAAAAACTGTTATTATCATTTGTGCCCGCGTTGATTGAAGATCTCGAGTCGGAAATTGCGCGAAATATCAACACGCCCGGACCTGCGAAACAGGTACGCAAAAACAAAACCAGTACCAAAACCACCTTTAAATTTGAGGTTTGAAAAATGCCCACAGTCAAAACAGCAGTAGACGGCGAAATCACGATCAGAGATGGAACGGGATCGCCAAACACATACACGGTAGCCTATGAGGATGGCGACTTTTCATTCTCTGACGAAAAGACAGAACGCATCGTGATGCGCGATAGAGGATCAATTGTTGGTTTGCGCAAAGGCGACGACAGCGTTGCAACCTTTAGTTTTAGCGTGTACATGACCGACCTAACCGATTCATCAACGCTCAATATTTGCGATGTCATCGACAAGACAGACAGTGCGTCTGCATGGACATCCACGGGCGGTTCTGGTTTTGAACAGTACCTTTTGGATGTCATTGTAAAAATCGAAGGCAGCGACCATGGCGATTCTGGCGATCACAAATTGACGCTAACCAAATGCCACCTGTCGTGGAATTTCAGCGAATCCAAAGACGGCAACAAAATTGATGTAACTGGTGAATGTTACGGAACACGTACCCGCGAAAAATAGACCATTTAAGGGGATAAAATGGAAGCAATTAAACTGGGCAAATTGGGAACCGTGCAGTGCGTGCAGCCTGCATCGTTTTCTGTTGTGTCGGACCTGTGTGCAGAATGGAATGAAACAGCAACACGTGCAAAATTGGCGCGGTTGTGTGCAGCGGCGATCGGTGTTTGTTGGGACCGCAAAGCAAACGACAAGCACCCGCCACTGTATGACACAACAGCAGCAGACCCGATTGGTTATGGTGGCGTCGTTTTGGATTGGCTGTATCAGCAAGGCGCTGCAATGTCTGCTGTATATGAGGCAGGCGGCGTTTTGATGTCGCATCTGTTTGGGACAATTCCAACCGAAGCAGAGGTTGTGCAGGCTGAAAATTTTACCGAACCGGAGCCGGAACAATTGACCGCATGATCCTTGAGATTGAGCGGACATGGAACCGAGATCCGGGTTGGTTTTATAGCCTACCAAAGCCTACACAAATCCAGCTGATTGCAAATCACCGCATTGATGTCGAAAGCCCAAAACAAGCGCAAGAACGACAGAACAAAGCAAAACGTGCGAGACTGGATAAAATGAGGCAGAAAGCAACCAGGACCGGAGCGGTAGACCATGGCCAGTAATGTCAGTTTTAAGTTCACGGGTGACAGTTCCGAGCTTCGCAATGAGCTGAAGAAGGTAGAGAAAAACCTGGACGGGTTAGCGGGTGCAGTTCAAGGCACAACAAACAAAACCCGCAAAGGTTTGGATGGCCTCACAAAAACGGTAGAAGGCACAGGCAAAACCGCAAAGACTGCAGCCAACAACAACAAAGCGTTTTCAAGCAGTCTCGACAATGTAAAAGACAGCGCAGGCGAAACAGCAAGTATAATGGGAGGTTTGGCAACGTCGCTTTCCGTTGTCAGTCCACAAGCAGGCGCAGCCGTCCGCGCAATTGGTGATCTTGCAACAGGTGTAGAGGCTGCAAGCAGAGGCGGTTCGAGCTTGTTTGCTATTTTGGGCCCTGTAGGTGTAGCCGTTGCCGGTTTGGGTGCTGCATACGTGTCTATGCGCGCAGAGCTTGACGCAGCCAATGAAGGCTTGAAAGTGCAGCGTGAACGCTTGCAGGCTGTTGCGGACATGTCGCGCAAAGTCAAAGAAGCGGTTCTAATTGCTGCACATGCAGAATTGCAAGCTTCAAAGGCGAGAGGTGAAGCAACACAGGCACAGGTTGACGCTGCAGCGGCTGCGCTGGATGAAATGACAATTGCGCAACGTTCCGTTGATCTGTTCGGTGCTCGTCGTAAAGCGTTGACTGCAGAGCGGGACGCAATTGAAGCGAAAATAGCGGCACAAAAAACATCCACGGCAGAAACAAAGACTGCACAATTGTCGACTTCTTTGCTTGTACAGGCGCACGCAGCCGGCACAGAAGCCGCAAAAGATGCAACACAAGCAACAGCGGCCGAAGCTGCACAATTGAAGGCATTGCAAAACCAGCTAAAAAACGCAAACACTCAATTAGAGGTTTTGGATACCACGCAAACGAGGTATGAGGAGGCGCTTAAAAGCACCCAAAAAGCGCAAGAGGAACTAACAAAAACAACCAAAGCCGGAACCGAAACAGAAAAAGAACAGGCAGAGGCAGTCAAAGCAACAGCGGCCGCACTTGCGATGCTGCAAAGCAAAAATGAGGCTGCGTTAGTTAGTCAGCTAAACGAGCGTCAAAAGATTCTGCACAGTTACCAGCGCGAGATTGAAGCTATACAAGAGGTTGCAAATCAACACGTTGGCAATGCAGAGATTGAAAACGCAGCAGACGAGGCACAGCACAATCGCAAAGTGCAGGCAATGCGAGAGCTTGACGCATTAGACGCCGAAAACGCAGAGAAAAGAAAACAGCGACAAGAAGAAATTAAACAAAAAGAGCTGGAAACGTTGCGCGCATCTATGTCAAGCACTGCAGGTATTCTTGGTTCTGTTTCTGATTTGTACGGAATAAGCGCAGACAAAAGAGCGGAAACAGACAAGAAAGGTGCAAGAAAGGCTTTCAAAGTACAGCAAGGACTTGCCAAAGCTGCAGTGACCGTCGATTACTTTCAGTCACTGATGGCAGCAATGAAAAGCGGAAACCCTGCACAGATAGTTGCGCAAAGCACTGCAGCGTCATTGATGTTTGCTGTATCTTTGGCAAAAATTAGCGCACAAAAACCAAGCTTCCACAGCGGGACCGGTTTGGTACGTGCACCGTCTGGCGTATCAGAGATGAATGCAAGATTGCGAGGCGGTGAGGCCGTATCTACTCCACTTGGCGCAGAATTAATAGGTCGGTCTAACATTGAACGCGCAAACGCTGGTGTGCGCCCTGGTGGCGGTTCTGGTGGCGTTTCGTTTCAGTACGAACACAAGGTTTTTTCCCAATTCATACGTGATAACATTCGATCGCGTGGTCCGTTAAGCAATGAGCACGACAGACGACGACACGTAGGGCACAGGAGCGCATAACAATGGGCAGCAACAAAACACCCACAGACATGCGCGGCCTACTGATACCCGATCCGCGTTTCAGTTTTGCAGGCGGTTTTGACGACACAAGCAGCGTTTTCACCGAAAATACGCCGCGTCCAGGTGTGCCAATTGCCAAAGATGACAGCGATCTGATTTTGGAAACAAGCGGCACTACAGGCAGTGGCGGCAAATACACCATTTACACACAAAACAGCGGCTACCCTGAAGATCTCGGCGGTACGTTTTTATGGCATGAAACCGCATCGTCTGACACATACAAACATTATGGATGGGAACCGCCACACACGATTAACGGCTTCGAGCGTGTTGATACGGGCGACAGCTCGTTGTATTACATCAATTTTGACTCATGCACGACTCTGGACGACACACTGATAATTGCAGGCGTGGAAGAGGGAACTGGTGTCATTAAAGCGTGGAGCAAAAGCGCAAAGGCCACGACATGGACAGAAACAACGCTGCCGTCTTTTCTCGAACCGGGGATGCAGCTTGTACCCGGTAACAGAAAAACCGACGCCACAGGCGGCAGTGAAGTGCCTGCAGGTGTTGAACCGGGACCAGCTTTGTGCGTTCTGCCTTCAGGGCGAGTGCTTTGTTTCTTTTGGATTAGAACGGCCGAAGAGCTGACAACGACAAGCGCAAACAGCAGTTTCAAACATTGGCAGATACAAGCAGTGTTTACAGACGACAACGGCGCCAATTGGTCGATGTATCAGAATTTTTGCCTGATAGAACCGTTTTCTCAATTGGTAGACGCAAGAGGCAGCACAAACGGCCGATACTATCCAGGCAGATTGCGCGCAGCCTACAAAGATGGGCAAATTCTGTTGATCAGCAGCGCATTTGATACAGGTGCGAGCGTTTCGCAGGGTGCCCCGTCTTTTCCTGGCAACGTGTATGTGCAATGGGCATCATCGTCGCTGGGTGCGTCGTTTACATCGATCGAAACAAATACCAGAGAAGCCAACAGCGCAGCACACTATGATATTGCCGTTTCAGGTGGTCAGTTTGTTATCTCATATCTGACAATGAGCGCAACAGGTGCAATACCCTATGTAGCGTTTTTGGGTTCTGCATTTACGCCGCTTTCTCGCTCGTCATCGTCTGCAATAAGCGTTGGCGATTACGGCAAGGACTTTGCAGAATTGCTCGGTAGCAGTTTTGGTAACGCTGTCGGCCGTGCAGACCTGTCAATTTGTGCGGTGCCTGATGGTTCCATGTATCTGGTAGGCGTCAGACATGGCCACGAGTCGGTAGGGTACACCAAAAACAGCGTTGCACTGATGCACAGTGGCGATAACGGCAACACGTGGTCTTTAGTCGGTGGTGAGTGGGGAAACACAGACGCAAAGAAAGACGGCATCATCTATAGCCCGCGTTTTTTTGATGAACCGTCCAGTGCAGGCGCTACAGCTCGCGACACGTTGCGCAATGTGGCGATAACTTGGCAACGTGGCCGGCTTGCGCTTGCATGTCGCTTCGAAGATAGCCCTGCAAGCGGTGACATATACACAGACGGCGATCCAGACTACAACGTGTCGTGCTTATACCTTGGCGGCTATTCTAACCTCACAATTGGTAGCATTGACGCTGCGATTGACATGGCAGACCGTGGCACCTATGCGCGCCATTATCTGCCGTTTGTTGCACCTGATACGCTATTGGGCGCATGGACCAAAAACGGTGCCGGTGGTGTGTCGGCAGGCGTTGCGCTCAATGGTGCAATGCCGTATTACAAAATATCTACAACAGGTGGTGATCTGTCTTTTGAAGCTGAAGAGCTGAACCACACCGAAACACAAAACGACCGTGCAGAAAGTTACACATGGGGCGGCCCAATGCTGACCTATGCGGAATTCGCGGTTGAAGTTATTTCCGGCGGTACTACAGTCACCAGCGACATTGCCTTTGAGATGCAAAACGGAAACACTGACGCCAAAACAAAGGTTGCGTTGCTGTTTGCTGCAAGTGGTGACGATACAACTGTTACTGTGCGCGATGTCGTGGCCGCTTCTAATCTACACAGCGCAACCATCAGTTTCAGTGCTGCAGATAAATTTGGCGAATACAGAATGGCCATTGTAGGCCGTCAAGTAACGGTTTGGTGGCGTGAATACAGCACAGCAGAAACAAAGCGCACGTGGACGAAATTCTACGAGTCGTCAAGCAGTGAACTGTCAGAATTGACCGGCAGCGGATATTGTAGAATCGAATGGGGCAATATTAACAGCGCAACGGCGCACAGTCGCTGGTATAAGGTGCAAGCCGGTGCACATGATGGCGATCTGAATCATTGCGCTGTGCCACGGTTGAATGATTGGATGGGTTTTGCATCGCCTGCAAACGTTGGCGGCCGTTTTTATTCCACATCGCAGATTTACATGGAAGCCGGTTTGCAAATTGCAGCCAAAGACGGCCCAGCGGTAAAAGGTGATGAATGGGAGCATACTCCAAGACATGACTACCCGGTTGAAGCTTTGCATTATGAAATATCACCGAGCCCCAACCAGAAATGGACATCCAACGGCAGATCTGTTGCAACGGAATTGATTTGGACGCTTGACGAAAACGACCCCAGCATTGCACTTGGCGGCACCCGTGCTTTGTATCTTGGCAACGTTAATTTCCGTTATGCAGTTTTGTACGGCTACAACGGCACTACATGGGGTGTTATTACTACGATCGACGCAGCAAAGCAGGTAAAATACCACAGGCGCGGCAATTCAATAACTGCGCTATACAGTCCAGCACCCAGCAGTGACCAAACCGGAGATACTTATTATCAATTTGACGATCTTTCGGGTTGCACGTTTAATTTTCAAAACACGGGAACGCCAGATCTAACGCAAATTGCAAGCAGTTCTGAAGGTGTGTTTGAAACCGGCAGCGCACGTGCGCCTGTTCTAATTGTAGACGGTGATGTATCATCCAAGCCAACTACGGGAGATGGGCAAATTTGGGCCAAAGATCTGTGCGTTGTTTTGCCAGAATCGCACACGCAAGGCTACCAAAAATTAAAGCTGACTATTCCGGTCGATGTGCCAGGCGTAACAGGCAGCAACACAAACACAACCGAGACTGGCAATTGGGAAATTGGCGTTGCGGTTTGGGGTCATGTGGCTGTTTTTGGCAATCAGTACAGCAATGGGCACATCAGAGGCATGGCAACAAATACAGAGCTGTTTACCGCAACAGGTGGTCAGCGCAGAGCTGTCAAACGTGGACCGGTGCGTCGTTCTGTCGAGTTTAGCTGGCAAGACCCGATCGACGTGTCACAGCTTGCAGATGCAAACCCATCGCCAGACTACATTCTAACCACGGGCGGTTCTGCTAAGGTTGCAAGCGTTGGCGATACACCGTTTTTGGTGCAAGGCTTGTTGGCTCGTTTGCAGGGTTCTATGGTGCCTGTGGTCTACTTGCCAAAGCTGCCAACAGGTAACGGCAACGCATACACCATAAAAGACCGCAACCGCTTTCTTTACGGCCGCATTGTCAGCGCAGAACACAGAATCGAAAATCAGATCGGTGATGAGTGGACCGGCAGCAACGCAGGCGAAACCGTAACAGCAACTGCGATCAGAATTGAAGAAGAGGTATAACCGGTGCCGGTCGTCCAGTTTTCACCGCATGAATTGCAAGGCAGCCGCATTTTTTTGCTGGTCGAAATTGATTTTGGCACGTTTGGGCGTTTTCGCATCAGCACAGAGCCGTTGAATGTGCCCGGTGATGGTGGCGGCCAATTTTTGGGCGGTTTGGACAGTTTGACGTTTACAGATTCTGTTGATTTGTTTTCTACAACTGAGTCAAACCGATCGGTATCGGTATCCGCTTTGTTGCCTGTCGATGTGTCAGAGCTTGTCGCGCGTGGTTTTGATCCTGCGCGTGCAACTGCATCTTTGTCGCAATGGGTGCAGGGCTCTAACTACGCCGACAGGCGCCGCGTTTTGTCTGCAGTAGAGCTGCGCGATCCACAATACGGAGAAAGTTACGAACCGTTCCGTTTTTCGATGCGGTCAAACATGCACACAAGCGACAGCATGATCCCACCTGCAGACGCAGTGATTGACGCAACGACTTTTCCAAGTTCGTTGAACTGGCAACGCGGATACGCATACCCGTGGGTGTTTGGTGTACCGGGCAAGATCAAAAGTTCTGTTTCTGGTTTGGACGTTTACAATTACACAGTGCCCGCATACCCGGTTGTAATAGACGAAAGCACCCAAGGCTTTTTGATTGCTGGCCATGAAATGACACCGGGCACAGTCGTTAACATTGTCGAGAAAGAATCACCGGGCTCTGTGCACACTGCGACCGTCTACACACACAGGGACGGTGCAGGGCGACTTGTCAGCATTGCACCTTATGGGTCACCTTCCACGTTTGGCGCGATGACAGACACAGGCATCACAGGCGATCCAGGCGTGGAAGGCATAGAATTTGTTGCATCTATTCCTGCAGGTGGTGGCGTATTGAACGATCAACAAACGGCACCGCGTCGGGGCATGGGTGAAATTATAGAGTATTTGCTCGACTATGCACCGCAGATGAAAATCGACAGAGGCCGCACAAGAACGGCTGGCGATTTGATCAACAGTTACAAAATGGACGCAGTAATCACCGAACCTGTCGAGGTTTGGCGATGGTTGCGCGCAAACCTGCTGCCGTTTGCACCTGTCAGCATTACACAAGGCGCAGATGGAATGTACCCAATCGTTTGGCAAAAAGACATGACTGCCAACGACACAGTTGCAAATGTGGACGCAGAGCGGGATCAATGGGAGCGCACAAGCCCGGTGACGGTAGAATTTTTGGACGGTGAGCCGCGCAACAATTTTGCTATAGCCTACAACAAAAGCGGTTTGTCTGATCAAATGGTTAGCCGTGCAACGTTGGACGGTAGCAAGACCAGTTCAAACAGCTATGCACGCACATCTTTTGCCCGGTATGGTCGCAGAGACAAACCAGAACAGGACGCCATTGGTTTTTATCAGTCCGCAGACGTTGATGCGGTTCTGTCTTGGTGGTCGCGCATCTATGGCTTTCCAATCAAAACAACAGAATACACGGCGCCGATTGAATTTGGATGGTTGGAGGCAGGGTCATACATTGTTTTCTCGGACTATCGGTTGCGCATCACAGATCAAATTGCAGTTGTGCAGGCTGTGGAGTTTACAGAAGATCAAATTGTAGGCTTACGTTTGGTGTGGTTGGAAGATCTGCCCCGCGATAGCCGGTTTTTATGATACAAAATAAACGGAGGTTTTGAACCATGGCCGCAATTGATACAGACGCAGCACAACTGCCAAACCACAAGAAAGTAACGCTTTCGGGCACGCCCAACACGATGCAGGAATTTTCAATTCCAGGCAAAGCAGAGAAAGTAGAAATACAATTTGAGGGTGCAACTGTGACCGGTAAAATTGTGTTTAATGGTGGCACAGACGGGGCCGTAATTTCAGGTGATGTGATTGCATACCCTGTGCCGGGCGACAGTTCGTTTTTCTATGGTTTGGGGCGCAGTAAACAGACACATTCAATTTGGATCGCTTCTGATACCGCTTCAACCGTTGCACATGTCATAATCTACGAGGCCTGATAAAATGCCGTTTACACTTTTTGCAAGTTCTATTCTACAAAGCAACCAGGACGTTGTTGCGTCTGATCTTACTGTTGACGGCACCACCGTAACAGTAGACGAAACCAACAACCGGCTCGGTGTAAACACTGCAACGCCATTAGGTACAATCGGTGTTGATGGCGATTTGTACTTTCAACCCACTGCAATTTCTACCTCTCATGTATACACGGCCGGATCGTTAGACGTAAGATGTACAGACAACATGAAGCTCGGCACTGATGATGCAGACAGTGTGCGCATTGGAAGAACAAACACAACAGCCGCAAAAGTACACATTAGGAGCGGCTCTGATGCGGATCTGGTTGTTACAAATTCGATGGTTGGTATTGGTACAGAAACACCGACACAAGCTCTCGAATTGGACGGCAATATTCAATTGTCCCCTTCTGCTATTTCCACAGCTCATATCTACACGGCTGGGTCTTTGGATGTACGCGCAACCGCAAACATAAAGATTGGAACCGATGGCGCAGATAGCGTCAAAATCGGACGCACCAATTCTACCGCTGCAAAATGTCACATTCGATCGGGCGGTGATAATGATTTGGTAGTCAGCAATTCAATGGTCGGCATTGGAACCGATGCACCCGATCACACGCTCAGTGTTGCAGGTGACATCGATTTATCGGGCGGCCTTAGTTTTGACGGGGGCACGGCGGTAAGTTCAATTGATACGGATCTATCGTCTGTGAGCGGTTCCGATGACACGC